CCTCCTGGTGAGGCAGCAAGGATACGAGAGTTCCATGCTCGCTTACTTACCACCAAAGGCGACCACATCATTGAAACTATTATCAAGAAAGCCTTAGATCCTGCCGATAAGGATCAGGCAGCGATGTTGAAGATGTGTGCCGATAGGTTATTACCGTTGTCTTATTTTGAAAAGGACAAGACAGGCGGTAAAGCAGGCATCACTATTAATATATCTGGGATTTCAGATACGAAGATAGAATCTGATGACACCATAGATGCTGAGGATGTAGACTTTGAATCTAGAGATTAAGTTACTACCTTGGCAGCAAGATATATGGAACGATGACACTAGGTTTAAGGTTGTCGCCGCTGGCCGTAGAACTGGTAAAAGTAGACTAGCAGCATGGATGCTCATAGTCGAAGCATTACAGACCAATAAAGGTCATGTGTGGTATGTAGCACCTACGCAGGGACAGGCTAGAGATATTATGTGGCTCACATTGTTGGAACTAGGCCACCCCGTCATTGAGTCTAGCCATGTAAACAATATGCAGATAAGGCTAGTCAATGGCGCACAGATCAGCCTTAAAGGTGCTGATAGGCCAGAGACAATGCGTGGTGTTAGTCTAAAGTTTGTTGTGTTAGATGAGTACGCTGACATGAAGCCAGCGGTGTTTGAGCAGATACTTAGGCCAGCCTTGGCAGACTTAAAAGGCAAAGCACTGTTTATTGGTACGCCGATGGGCAGAAACCATTTCTATGACTTGTATAACTATGGTACTAACGGGAACGACAAAGATTACAAATCCTGGCACTTCACCAGTTTCGACAATCCGTTGCTTGACCCCAACGAAATCGAGACTGCAAGAAAGTCCATGTCTTCTTTTGCGTTCAGAACCGAGTTCATGGCTTCCTTCGAAGCAGCCTCTGGTGGCATCTTTAAAGAAGAGTGGATAAAGTTTGATGATGAAGAGCCTGACCATGGCCGCTACTTCATTGCTGTAGACTTGGCTGGCTTTGAGAATGTAGCAGCCGCAACCACAGCCAAGAAAAAGAGATTAGACCAGTCAGCAATAGCGATAGTTAAGGTAACAGCCGATGGATGGTATGTAAAGAGTATTGAGTTTGGTAGATGGGATATTAAAGAGTCTGCACAAAGAATATTTGATGCTGTAAGAGATTATGAGCCTGTGTGTGTTGGTATTGAAAGAGGCGCACTAAAGAATGCTGTGTTGCCTTATCTTAGTGACCTGATGCGTAAATACAATACCTACTTCAGAGTAGAAGACCTAACACACGGTAACAAGAAAAAGACTGACAGGATTACTTGGTCTTTACAAGGTCGCTTAGAGCATGGAAAGATTGTGTTCAACGAAGCAGCCTGGAATAGTGAATTAGTAGACGAACTACTAAACTTTCCTAATCCACAAGTGCACGATGACTTAATTGATGCACTTAGTTACATAGACCAGATTGCTGTTGCTGAGTATGTGCAAGACTATGACGAAGACGATTTCACCCCAATGGATGCCGTTGCTGGCTACTAAGGAGCAGTTATGTACCTAGAAATGTATAACAAAGAAGACTATGTTCCTCTTAATTGGGACAAGTTAATTACTAACCCTGCTGTCTGGGAAACAATCAAAGAAGAGATTGAAAAGAAGTTTAGTGCTGACTGCATGATGACAGTTATCACTGCCGCTAAAGAGGCTGGCCTTAAAGATAAAGACATCTTCCTTCCTGTTGCTGACATGAAAGACGAAGAAGAAGTAGACGAAGGGATGCCTGAATACGCAAGCCTTGAAGAAGACTCCATCGGCGATAGCACTGAGGACTAATAATGGAAACCAATAGCCGCAACATGAAGATTTCTGAGTGGGTACTATCACGCTGCGAGAACTGGCGTAATCACCGTGATGAGAACTATCTAGACTATTGGGACTCTTATGAGCGCCTCTGGCGTGGCATCTGGGCTGGTGAGGATGTGCATCGTGAGAGCGAAAGATCACGCATTGTAACGCCTGCGCTACAGCAAGCAATTGAGACCTCTGTTGCTGAGATCGAAGAGGCTGTGTTTGGTCGTGGTGAGAAGTTCTTTGATATTGTTGATGACCAAGCAGACCAGCAGCGTATTGACGTAGAGCAGATCAAGCGTCAGATGACTGAAGACTTTAAGCGCAACCGTGTGCGTAAAGACATCAGTGATGTTATCCTTCTTGGTGCTGTATACGGCACTGGCATCGGTGAGATTGTTGTTTCTGAGAAGACAGAGAAGTCACCAGCAATGCGGCCAATCGCAGAGATGGGCATCACTGCTGTTGGCGTAGAAGAAAGAACTAAGTTCAATGTTGGCCTAAAACCAATCAATCCTAAGAACTTCTTAATTGATCCGGTATCCACCAATGTTGAAGAAGCAATGGGCTGTGCAGTAGAAGAGTATGTGTCTATCCACAGTGTTGTTGCTGGCATGGAAAGCGGTGTCTATGAGAAGGTAATGAACCTTGGTCCTACCGCTGTTGACACTGATCTTGAGCCAGTACAGGAAGAGATTGAGTACCAGCAAGACAAGGTTAAGTTACTTCGCTACTACGGTCTTGTGCCTAAGTTTCTTATCGAAGCCAAAGATGATGAAGAGATTACATCCCTCTTTAACGAGAAGACTGAAGAGTATGGCACCGAAGCCGCTGACTACACAGAACTGGTAGAAGCAATCGTTGTCATCGCTAATGATGAGTATGTGCTCAAGGCTGAACTATCGCCTTACATGATGCAGGATCGTCCAATCGTAGCATTCCAGTATGACTCTATGCCCAATCGTTTCTGGGGCCGTGGCATCGCTGAAAAAGGCTACAATATGCAAAAGGCCATCGATGCACAGATTCGTGCTCATCTGGATAGCCTTGCATTGACCACAGTGCCGATGATGGGCATTGATGCTACTCGTCTGCCTCGTGGTGCCAAGTTTGAAGTTAGACCAGGCAAGACTATCCTGACTAACGGTAATCCAAATGAAGTGCTACAACCGTTTAAGTTTGGCACTACCGATCCTGCTAATCTGCAGACCGCTGGCGAGTTCATGAAGATGATGCTGATGGCAACATCAACTATCGATAGCACCACGCCTACGGCTGATGGTGGTGGCTTGAATCCTGCCTTGTCAGCAATCATTAAGAAGAATAAGCGCACACTGGTTAACTTCCAAGAGCAGTTCTTGATTCCGTTTGTGACTAAATCTGCCTATCGGTTTATGCAGTTTGATCCTGATCGCTACCCTGCACAGGACTTTGTGTTTGTGCCGACCAGCAATCTTGGCATCGTTGCTCGTGAATACGAACAGATGCAGTTCATGAATCTGCTAAAGACACTTGGACCAGACAGTCCTATCGTTCCGATGGTCATGTCTGCAATCATTGAAAACAGTGGTTTGTCTAACCGTGAGGAACTGCTACAACAGATGGCTCAGATGTCACAGCCTAATCCAGAGCAGGCACAGATGCAACAGATGGCAATGCAGATGCAATTGCAAAAAGCACAGTTGGAGATGGCTGATCTTGAGGCAGATGTTACACTCAAGCAGGCAAGAGCACAGAAAGAGGTCACTGAAACACAGTTGATGCCAGCAGAACTACAGGCCAGCATCGCTGCATCAGCGTCTAAGTACTTAGGCACTGGTCCCAACGCTACTGATGACTTTGAAAGGCGTGTCAAAGTAGCAAATCTAGCCCTAAAGGAGAAAGACATTGATACTCGCAAAGAAATTGCAAACCTGCAAGTCGTGGCTTCTAGACAAAGTTAAACAAATTAAACAAAAAGTTAAGAAAATACTTGACAAACTAACTAAATAATGGTATAATAATGCCACTATCGCCAGAATTACAACAATATTACGAAGATAGGCTCTCTATGATGTCCACAAAGGCGTGGACACAACTCATAGAAGACCTTTTGGATATGCGTACACAGTACGAAAACATCCGAAACTGCGATAAAGACACAGTAGAGTTCCGTAAAGGACAAGTAGACATCCTAGACTACGTTATTGGATTAAAGGATTTGTCTGAAAAAGCCTACGAGGAACTAAATGAAAAGATATTTTGACTTTCAGTGTGCCAAAGGCCACATAACTGAAAAATATATCGATGATTCTGAAAAAGTCATACAGTGTCCGCACTGTGGAAATGACGCAACCAGACTCATCGCTGCTCCTAGAGTTAATCTAGAAGGCATTACTGGTGATTTCCCTGGCGCTTCAATGGCCTGGGAACGCAAGCGCCAAGATAGAATTAACTGGGAGCGCAAAACTGGTCGTTCTGACCAATGGAAGTAAGCGGATAAGGAACCCCCGCACAATTTAAAGGTTCTTTTCTTAATGCTGTTAAGCACGGAGAGACATGATGGCTGTGATTATTGAGGACGGCTCGGAAGAGTCACAAACTTCTGCTGTATTGACTGACGATACTACCCCCACTGTAGAGGATATAATACCACTACTATTGGCAGTGCAAGAGGATGGAGAAGCGTTACCTGACAAGTATCGGGGTAAAAGCGCAAAAGACATCGCTCAGATGCACATGGAGGCTGAGAAGTTAATTGGCCGACAAGGTAGCGAAGTTGGTGAGTTACGCAGGATTGTAGACGATTATATTCGTGCCCAAGCCGCAGCAAAGCAGCAAATGCAGGCCCAACCTTCAGAAGAGGTTGACTTCTTCGCTGACCCGAGGAAGGCGGTAGAAAACGCTATAGAAAACCATCCTAAGATTCGACAGGCAGAACAGTTAAATCTTGAGATGCAAAGAGCAAAGGCTTTAAATGCTTTACAAAGTGCTCACCCTGACTTTCAAAATGTTGTAAGAGATCCCAACTTCCAAAATTGGGTTGCTTCATCAAAAGTTAGGTCTGAGTTGTTTGTTAGGGCTGACCAGCACTACGATTATGACTCCGCAAACGAACTGTTGTCGCTGTATAAAGACCGCAGAGGCGCTGTAGAGCAGACAGTAGCAGCAGAGAAGCAGGCACGAAGCCAAGCCGTTAGAGCAGCGACTACCACCGTATCGTCAGGCAGTGATGAGGCACCTACCAAGAAGATTTTTAGGCGTGCAGACATTATTAAACTCATGCAAACTAACCCTGATAAGTACGACATGATGCAAGATGAAATTATGTCGGCCTATAGAGAAGGTAGGGTTAGGTAAACTAACACTATTAATAAAGGAATTTTAAAATGGCTAATACCGCATTTGCTCCAAATAATGCAGTTGTAAAATCTGCAGTTGATACCGCTGGTTTCGTACCTGAAGTATGGTCTGACGAGATCGTTGCTGCCTACAAGAAGAACCTCGTAGCAGCAAACCTCATCAAGAAGATGAACTTCAAAGGCAAGAAAGGCGACAAGGTCTACTTTCCTGCTCCTACTCGTGGTTCTGCTTCTGCTAAGACCGCTACCGATGCAGTCACTCTGATTGCTGCTGGTGGTACGGCTCTGTCGGTTTCTATCGACAAGCACTTTGAGTACAGCCGATTGATTGAAGATCTGGCTGAAGTTCAGGCTATGTCTTCCCTGCGCCGTTTCTACACGGATGACGCTGGCTATGCTCTGGCTACCCAGTTGGACACCGATGTTATTCGTCTGGGTCGTCTGTCACAGGGCGGCAACTGGAACGGATCTGCTGCTACGTTTGCTTACGCTAACGGCTACATCGGTGGTGATGGCGCTACTGCATTTGATGCAACCGCCAACAGCAACACTGGTAACGAGACTGCTCTGACTGACGAAGGCATCCGCCGTGCAATTCAGCGTCTGGATGACCAAGACGTTCCGATGGATGGTCGTTTCCTGATCGTTCCTCCGGTTGCTCGTAACACGCTGATGGGTCTGGCTCGCTTTACTGAGCAGGCTTTTACTGGTGAGTCCGGCAACGGCAACACGATCCGCAACGGTCAGATTGGTGACGTCTATGGCATCAAGGTCTATGTTTCGACCAATGCTGATACCGCTACGACCTCTGACACTAACGATACCAACCCCCGTGTTTGCTTGATGGCACATCCTGAGTTTGGCGTGCTGGTTGAGCAGTTGGGTGTTCGTGTTCAGACTCAGTACAAGCAAGAGTACCTTGCTACGCTGCTGACCGCCGACACGCTGTATGGCGTTGGTGAACTGCGTGATACCTCCGCTGTTGCTCTGGTTATCCCTGGCTAATAGTAACGGCCCCGCTTCGGCGGGGTCTTCTACCTTAACGGTTTTGCCCTCACAAGGGGCTTTTCTTTAGCATCTTTGATAAAGGTTCTAAAGAAAATTATAAAGTAGTACAAGCCCATCTCTATCTACTACGGTACCTACTTATGTCAAATTACACCAAAGTAACCAACTTTACAGCAAAAGATTCCTTACCTAGCGGAAACACAGGTAAAGTTGTTCGTGGCTCAGAGATTGATACTGAGTTTAGTAATATTCAAACAGCAGTAAACTCTAAATCAGATACAGCAAGTCCTACCTTTACTGGTACTGTTACTATCCCTACTGCCGCTATTACTGGCGGCTCTATCACTGGTATTACTGACCTTGCTATTGCCGATGGCGGCACTGGCGCTTCCACGGCACAGAATGCTCGTAATAATCTTCTTCCAAGTCAGTCCACTAACGCTGGTAAATATCTAAAGACAGATGGTACTGATGTTTCTTGGGACGCTCTTGACATCTCTACCGCTGATATTACTGGTACGCTACCTATCGCTAATGGTGGTACTGGAGCAACTAGCGCATCAGCAGCGAGAACCGCACTTGGTCTTGCAATCGGAACAGATGTTCAAGCCTACGATGCACAACTGGCTGACATTGCTGGCCTAACGCCAACAGATGATAACTTTATTGTTGGTAACGGTACTAACTTTGTAACTGAATCTGGTGCCACTGCTCGTACCAGCCTTGGATTAGGCTCTATTGCTACGCAAGCATCTAGTAATGTTACTATTACTGGTGGTTCTATTACAGGCATCACTGATCTAGCAGTTGCTGATGGCGGTACTGGTGCAAGTGATGCTTCAGGTGCTCGTACCAACCTTGGTCTAGTAATTGGCACAGATGTGCAAGCCTATGATGCAGAACTTGCTGCTATTGCTGGCCTAACAAGTGCAGCAGATAAAATTCCTTACTTTACTGGTTCTGGTACTGCTGCAGTAGCAGACTTTACTTCTTTTGGTCGTAGCATTGTTGATGATGCTGATGCTTCTGCGGCTAGAACTACACTTGGTCTTGGGTCAGTTGCAACACAGGCGGCTAACAATGTTAATATCACTGGTGGCTCCGTAACTGGAATTACAGACTTGGCAATTGCTGACGGTGGTACTGGTGCTTCAACTGCTAACGCAGCACTAAATAATCTTCTCCCTTCTCAAACTAGTAACTCTGGTAAGTATCTTAAAACTGATGGTACTAATTCATCTTGGGATGCGTTAGACATCAGCACTGCAGATATTAGCGGTACACTGCCAATTGCTAATGGAGGCACAGGTTCTACTACAGCATCTGATGCTAGAACTGCATTAGGACTTGCTATCGGAACTAACGTACAAGCCTATGATGCCGAACTAGCAGCAATTGCTGGTTTAACTTCTGCTGCTGACAAGGTTCCTTATTTTACCGGATCTGGCACCGCTGCTGTTACTGATTTTACTTCATTTGGAAGAAGCCTAGTAGATGATGCCGATGCCTCTGCTGCTCGTACTACTTTGGGTTTAGGTACTATTGCAACACAGGCATCAAGCAATGTTAACATAACTGGTGGTTCTGTTACTGGCATTACTGATTTGGCTGTGGCTGATGGTGGTACTGGAGCATCAACAGCATCTAATGCTCGAATAAATCTACTGCCTTCCTATACTGGTAACGGTACTAAAGTATTAGCACTTAACAGCGGTGCTACTGATGTTGAGTGGGTAACCCCTGCAACCGGATCAGGTGATGTAGTTGGACCAGCGAGCGCAACTGATAATGCCGTGGTCCGATTTGATGGCACGACAGGCAAGTTAGTCCAAAACTCAGCAGTCACAATCGCTGACACTTCTGGAGATATTACAACCGCTGGCTATGTTATTACTGCTGCGGGTGCTGCTGGTACAGCCGCCTACACAACCTCTGGTGACTTAAATACGGGTATGTTTTTCCCCGCCGCTGACACGGTTGCCTTTACAGAAGGCGGCACAGAGGTTATGCGGATTGATTCATCTGGCAACGTGGGTATTGGCACGACATCGGCAGGAAGCAAATTAGATGTCAAGGGAACCCTGCGTCTTTCTGGTTCCTCCTCTGGTTATGTGGGCCTTGCCCCTGCCGCTGCGGCTGGTTCTACAACTTACACGCTACCTTCCGCAGACGGAACCAACAATCAAGTCTTGGCTACGGACGGTGCAGGTGTTCTGTCGTGGGTAACACAAAGCGGTGGTGGCGGTGGCGGCGGTGGTGGAACCTCGGTCACGGTAACTCAGATCACGGCTACTGCCTCTCAGACCACATTTAACGTCACTTACACCGTT